TGTTGCCACTCTGGTCTGTATACGAATCAACCGGATCGTCATTCGACAGCGAAAGCGAGTCCGCTTTTCCCCATCGAATCAATCCAGTTATGTCGGACGGTAAAAATGGCACTTGTTACCCTCAATAAGCAGCGCAGTCACTTTTTGACAATTAGCAATGTTTTTAGCGCCGAGCGGATCAACAGATCCGATCCTACTTCCCGTTATCCAATCGCCCCTCAAGACGCCCTAGCGTTTGGCTGATATTTGTTATTCGTTCGCTCTGTTCATTCAGCCGTCCGTGAAGTGCTTTGCGGTCTTCTTCGCACTCAGATGTGCGTTTCTCTAGTTTGTCATTTTGCTTCTGAAGCTGCGTGACTGTATTGTTGTGAAGTGCCCGAACGTACTTGAGTAAAGCTCCACCAACTGTCACGCCAGTTCCTCCGACTGCGGTGATAATCACCATTGTGGTTGCATCGACCGACATGGATTATGCCTTTGCTACGCCGCACGCTTTCGGATCTAAAGCGATGACAGTGGTTGAGGTTGCAAAGCCAAGGAAGTGTGGAAAGTCACCAGTTGCAAGGTCAGATTCAAGACAGATTGATCCTGCCGTTGTTGAAACGTAGTACGCCACGCCAACCGCTACAGTGGCCCCGATCGTGATGTTTCCGTATCTCTGGTACGTGACAGGTTGCCCGGTCGATGCTGCGTTCAACGCAACGCCAGTGGCGGCAGATGATGCCAGCACGTCAGCATCAGCGAGCTTGACCGTGTTTGTTGTCGAGTCGACGTAAACGGCTTGCCCTTGGGTGATTGTCGCTCCGGCAAGATATTGGTTCACCAGTGCCGCGTTACTGCCTGCCGCAACGCTCGCCGCTGTGATTGTTAGGTTAGCCATCGCTCAATCCTTTATGGGGCTTTGTAGAGAATGTGGGCAAGGACATCGCCGGAAGTCGCCCCGGTCGTGCCAGCGTCCGCTGCTTCCGTCACGCATCGTGCGGACAGTCCAAGCGGGAAGTTCACGCCTCCGGATGGATAGAACGTCACGGTGGAAAGCGTAGGAATCCCGATCGTAAAGACTGGGGTATCTGCCTGAGTAGCGGCAGTTGCTTTGTTGTACAGCTTCAGGTAGCGAATTGTTCCGGCTGAGTTTGTGAGGCTCCAGCCAAAGACGCGAGTTGCTGCTGCTGTGACGGCTACGCCGGTGCTATTGAGTGCAAGCGAGCGGTAAACTGTGGCTTCCGGTGCCGTGTTCATTCTCAATCCTTTGAAAATGCCTGTTTATGTGGGTGGTATTCTACAACCAAGAGTCCAACGCTGTCCAGAAGCTGAATGCTGTTTGTGACCTCTTGCCGTGGAATCGAAGTTGTTCCTGCCTAAAGTAGCGGTCAACCATAAGGTTCAGTGAGCGTTTACTGAACGGCATCCCGTCTTCAGGTGCGTCGTATTCCTGCTGAGGCTGGCTTGGCATTGATTGTTGTCGCTTGAATTCCTCGACGTGTCCGTTAATCCAGTCTTTGTCATGTGCTCCGGGTTTTGGTGGCGTATCTTCTCGCACCATTGCCCATGCGTTCTGTGCCCATTCACCGTCATCGCTGCCGAGGAACTCGTACAGATCAGAATCATCCACGCTTCCTTTAAGCTGGTCTGCTCCGAGTAGATTCGAATGGTCCTGATTGCGGTTTTCCATTCTTTTGAGAGTGGACCTATCAGTGTTCCATGCCTTCAGAATGTTCGATTTCATCTTCTCGCGGCGTTCCCACTCGCCTTGTTCATGACGCTGCATCTCGTCGATATGGTCTTTGAACTGCTCTGGCAAGAACTCATTTTGCTCAGCAGCCTGATAGATGTTTTCTTCAGGATCGTCCTGAACTGCTTTCTTGTTTTTAGAGTTGAGGCGATATCGCTTGGCGTTCCATTTCTGCATTGCCGATTCATATGTTTCCGGCTTTGTTTTTCGCCATTCGGCAAGCTCTTGTGGATCTTCCGACGCCGGTCGTCTTGCTCGGTAATCCTGCATTTTCTGGAGTTGTTCTGGCGTGTCGAACTGGTCTTCTGTCGGGGCAGGAACATCGAACTCTTCACCTCCGGCGAATTCCTCTTCGCCTTCCGGTTCCGCGAAGTCGTTCACGTCAAAGCGGGTAATCCTGTCGAGTTCCGCTTTCTCCTTGCGTGCTTTGGCGGCAGGATTCTGGAAGATATCCCCATCGCTCGATTGGGCAGGCATGTCGAGCAATGACGGCTTGGTCGGTTTGGCGGGCTTCTCCGCTACTGGCAGTTTACCCATGCCAAGATCCTGCGGATTGTAATCGGGATTATCTGAGCCATCCGGCAGAATCTTCTTGCGTGGGTTCGGGCCTGCTGGTTGAGTCTTCAGCTTCCCGAGAACGTCCGCTGTGAATGATTCAACAGTGTGTACCTGCGGTGCTTTCGGCTTGAGATTATCTTTATTGAACAGCACATGCTCTTTCGTGCCGTCCGCGTGCGATACGACAATACCGTCATGTCCTTTCGATTCCAGTTGCTTACGAAACTGTGCAGATTTCTGAAATGAAGCGTCAAAACCTCTATCCAGTGATCTGAACTCGGCGGAACTCATTTGATACGGATTCTGCATCGTTGCCGTGTATTCCCCCGGCGTTCCGTACTGTGCGGCGTATTCTTTATTGTCTGTTGCGAAAACGTCTCCAAGTCCAGCAGTTGCGGCCCCTGATGGCTTGCTTGATCCTGTTTTTGGACTGTGCCACACATCGAAAGTCTGTGCGGATGGAGTGGTCGCGTCAACGTCCCATATCTCGGCAATGCGTGCCGTGTTAGCGTCCTTCGGCGTCTGCACTGGTGGTTTCTGTGGTCCCGCATCGCGAGCCTTCATTTGCTCCATACGTGCCGCCTTCTGCTCTGGCGTGCCACGTCTCGGATCTCGATCGTATTCCGTCACGTCAGGTTTCGGCGTTCCCGGTTCTGCAAGCCACGGTTTAGGTGTGACGGGGGCTTGCTGCTCCTGCTGTTGCGTTGGTGGCGACTGCGATAACTTAGGCTTCTTGTCAGGGCGTTCCGTTAACGGACGTACTTCACGGGGTTTCGGTGCTGAAGACTGCTGCTTCTGACCTTCTGGCTTTGCCGTGAACTGCCCCGGCTTCTGACCACTGCCGGGAGTCTGTGCCCGTGGGTGGAGCTTCTCGAAGTCCTGATTGCTCGGTGATGACTGCTGAGCAGGTTTCGGCTTTTGCGGAGATGCTTGCGATTGGCGTGACATGACATGGTTCATGGCGTGCATCGCCAGAACTGACATTAGCAGTTTCATCACATTGCGGCCCATGCCGTACCGTTCAACGTCAATGCCGTTGTGTCGCAGGTATTTCTCAGTCTCCTGCTCTACGATAGGGTGGATCTTCGGTGCAAACTGCCCTGCGTGCTTTGCTCCATGATTAGTCACTTCCCGAGGGTGCATCGAGTTGAACAGCCCGCCAATCTTCGGTTCCGCTTTCGGTGGCTCGAAGATAACGCCCATCTTCTCTCCGGTGCGAACAGCATTACTGATGGCATCTCTCCGGTCGTGACCGTAAACGCGAAACTCTTTGCCGTCCTTCAGAACTGCCGATGCAATCCACCCCTCGTCAGTTTCGACAACTTTCAGCAGTGGATTACTCCCGCCTTTGGTGCAAACTGACCGGGGTGTCGATTCGGATTCGGAATGTTGTCCCTCTCGCGTGCGTGCAGTTCCTCGCGGAATCCTACAGCGTGCGGGACGGCTGGAGTATCACCGAAAAGCGTCTTTTGTGCGGCATACTTGTCGATGTCACTCATTGGCAGCACTCTCCTGATTCAATCCATGACTTGAATTCCGAGACGGTCATCGGCACGATCTCGCCACACTTCCAGCCTTTCGGGTAGTGAGACAAGTAAAGTTGTCGGGCCTGCGATTCATTGATACATCCGGCCATGACTTTATGTTCATCGAATTCACCATGCTCATCGCACTGATGAACTACAAACACGATATCTGATTCAGGCTGCTTGCCCATGAAGATATCAACGTGATCCCCATCCGATCCTTCCGTTCCAGAGATGTAGCCATAATGGGCACTCATGTCGGAACGCCAGATGCTTCCACTTGGTGAAACACCTCGCCGGGTTGATCCTCGCGGGTTCTCGATGACGATCGTCATGCCGTTCCAGTTGAAGCGGCCCTTCTTGTAGTTCCCTGCTTTGATTTGAGCATCCGATGGGTCTGTCTCCGTATATTCGGCAGCTTCGCGGATAACGCGATCCTGACGACGCTCATAGCGTTCTTTTTGGAGTTGCTGGATCTCATTGCGGTAGTACCGCATAACCATTGCCCGAACTGCTGCGTACTGATCAGGTTCGATGAAACTGCCTGACAGTTGGCTGAGTGCTTCGATGGCTTTCTTCTGGAGCGTTGGCTTACTGATGGATTTCCCGGTTCGAGATATCCATTCATCCATAATTTTGTCTTGAGTGATCTTTTCTCCCGACTCGTCTTCGCCGGTGAACCATGCTCGAACAAGCCACCGCGTGTGCGGATCTTTGATCGTTTCGAATGCCTTTTCGAGTGCGGCTGTGTGTTTGTCGCTGTATGGCTGGTCGTTGCCCTTGGACGCTACGCCGGAAAGCAGGTCGTTTCCTTCACCGTCATCAGTGGCAGATGCGTTGCTGGTCATCTTCACTTCTTTGCGTCGGTTCAGGTTCTTGATCTCCTGAGCCATATTTCTGACAGCAAACTTCTTGAAGTCGCCTTTGCTTTCATCGTACCACTCGGCAGATTTCATCAGGCCGTCCATTGCCGCGTCTGTAGCAGCGTGGTCATCCCTGACGGACCATCCCTTTTTCTGCATCATGCGGACAACCTGATCCACGAGCGTGAAGTGATCCGTCACAAGCTGGTCACGTTTTGATGTGCCGCTTGAGGTGACACGTTCGGGTGATGTGTCGATATTTGCAGGCTTTTGTGACACGTCAGACTTCGGCGCTGATTTCAGCGCCGAATTTTCCTGTACGGCTGTAGCCGGTTGGTTAGTCGGCTCCGGTACTGTTTCCACGCTTGGTGGATCAGCTTGTTTCTGGCCTCTCATTGCACTAATTATCGACGGTTTGTTCTTTCTTATTTCGCTAGCCAATAGCTTCCTGTCATCGCGAACATTGAGGTCTAATGGGTTGCCATTGAATGAAGTCTTGTTTTCAAATTCCTGAAGCGCACGATCAAAAGCGACTTCTGCGTTCCCGGATATCAGGCTGTGCCTGATTGTGTTTTCAAGTATCTCGGACGGCCCATGTGTTCTCACGCCCTGCCAGATCCTTGTTGCTATAGGCTGTATCGTCTTGTCTATTGCAGACAGCGTTGAATCGGCGTTTTCTACTAAGCTAGATACTCCTTTCTTTGCGGCATGTTTCATGTCCTTAATTCCAGCCCTCTTGGCAATTGGGTGGATTTCCGCAGGTATGCTTTCTGGCTTAGATTCTTGTGGTGCAGCATCTTCGCCGGATTGCCGTGGCTTAGGCTGGACAGGTGACGCGGCTGGCTGTGCGAGTGCCTTCATACTGTCGGCACTTCCGCCCATCATACGACGTTTCGTAACAGGGGCTGTCGTCGGTGCGGGAGTAGCTGTTTCCTGAATTACAGCCGGTTCTGGCTGTGGTTCAGGCTCACGGACTGGCTCAGGGGCAGGAGGCTCGACAGTGGCTTGTGTCTCAATTGGATCATCGAAGTTTAACCGCCCCTGCTTTGTTTCAGCGTGCTCCGCAAACAGGCTACGGATTCGATCGTTCAACGCCTTCCGGCTTGAGCGTGGTTTCCCGGAGAATCGCCCTGACTGCCGTGCTGCTGGCTTCACACCTTCAAACAGGCTTTTCTGTTGTGGTGCAGTCTTCTTGGATGTGAACTGACCGGCCTTGTGGACTGTATCTGTAGATGACTCGCGTGGATGAAGATTCTCTTCCCAGTTGAAACTGCCCTGAATTGCGTACTTGTCGCGTTCCAGTTTCCGTGCGTACTGGTCCAGCATCGACCGAATCAGGTCAACAGGATCTGGCTCGCCATCCTCGTCAGTTTCTGGATTATCGCCGTTTTCCTGATCGGGAAAACTACCCCCCTCTGGAAACCCATTTGGGTCTGAATTGTCCCCATCGGGAATTCCGCCCATTGCAGGGTCCATGCCGGGCATTCCAGGCATACCGGCAGGCTGCTGAGACTGCATGGAAAGAATTTTCTCCCCACTTGTCGGGGCAGATAATCCGAGAGTTTTGAACACTTCCGACTCTGCAATTCGTGCCCCCATCTGGTAGGCAGAATTCAGGGCTTCCATTCGCTCCTGTGTCTTGTCGTCCTCAGTCTTCAGGCTCATCCGCATGTGCCATCCCATTGTCTCAGGGAAGTTCAACTGCTGGATATACCGCACCAGTTCATGTGTCAGCGTCTCTTCCAGATTGCGTGCATCGAAGTTCACGATCTGGCTGAGAGTATCCATGTGGGCTTCAGCAACGCCCGAACCCATGCCGGTCGCCTTGGCTTCTGTGCTGAGTTCCTGACCGAGAATGTACCGCTTCAGCCGACCGCCGAAGTAGTTCTCGATAATGTTCTGCATGATGTCAAGCCCCATCGCTCCCGGCTCGATCACCTCAAACTTGTACGTGTCGCTGTCGTCTCCCATTGGCTTCGGGAAGAACACAACATTTCGACCGTTGGCCATCTTTTCGCGTGCGGCCTTCTGCGTGGCAGCGAGGGCTTTCGGGTCGCCCATTGGGTAGGTCCAGACTTCAATGCCTCCCGCTGAGCGTTCGAGGTACTGCATCAGGAATGCAAAGGCTTCCTGCTTCAGAAACCATTCCCAATAGATTTTGGATCTGATGCCTACGCCGTGAATTGAACCAGCGAAATAGCTGTGATGGAAACTGGCGTCTTCCACCATGTGCTTGTGAACAACGAACGTATCCCGCTCGTACTGCTTCAGGAACAGAGCAAGTCCGTCATAGACAGGTTCTAGCTTGTAAGGTCTGTGAATTCTCAGGTCGTGGCCTGCTGGATTCATGCCGACGCGAATACCCATCTGGTGTGGGTAGGCTGAATCGTCCTGATAGCTGAACCCGTCTTCATAGCGGAACACCAGCTTATCGCCATTGATTGGCATCCACCCGTTATGGTCCCGGTGGAGCGGTGTCGGCATGATACGCATGGCCCCGTTGACGCGGGTGTATCCGTACTTATGCTGAATGCCTGACTTGCCGTACCAGATGGCTTTCATCAGCCACATACGGTATTTGGTGAAGTTCCTGATTCGGCTGACGATCCGCTGAAGCTCCTGAGCCAAGCTGACTTGGTACTGACACTTCTCGTCTTCCGGCTTAATCTCCCAGTCAAGCAAAGCTGTCAGGCGTTGACGGCATTCGACTGATTCCAGAAGGCCAACATCCTTCTCCATTAGGTGGGCGTTCTCGATGGAATCCCGAACCGCTTCGTCAGGGTTGGTGTACGCTCGGGAGAATGTGCCGATCAGTGATTGAAACGTCAATAAGTGCGGAACAGTATCGTTGCCGAATAGCGGTGGTGCTCCCGGCGTTTTGCTGGCCGGATCGGTCGAGTTGGCGAGCTTTTCAGAGATCCAGTTGGCTACGTGCTCCGCATTTTTACTCTGCGGATTGATCATGAAATGAAAATCAGTAGCGGAGGGTTCGGCCATCATTACTCATCCATGAGTGCGGGTAGGCTATCGTAGCCGTGATATTGTCCTGCATTTCTGCCCTGATGAACAGACGCCGGATCACTTTTTTGCCTCGTAGAGTGGGCATTTTTCGCAAACTTGAACCATTTCATCCCATTTCTCGTGCATAGCGGACGGACTGGCGTCTTTAATAGCGATGTTGACACGCTCTGTCGGGATGCAATCCATTGGGGTCGCTCCGTCAGGCTGCATCAGCTTTCGGCAGATGTAACGGCTGATAGCTTTGCCGTCGCAACAGCCGACTCTACGCTGTGATCCGCGATGTTCGCAGGGTGCTGGTGTCATGGTTTAACTGCCCGTTTGACTGGAGTGTTTGAGATGACTGTAAAGACCGTATTTGGCGTTCTTATTGGTATTGTGGTTGCCGCTAGTATTGGTTTCGTTGCTGGACGGAATGAGAAAAATTCTACCATGATCGAATGCACTGTTACCCGTGTTGTTCGCTCGAATGACCAAGAACCACTAGCGGGCAAGAATCCAAACATACCTTACACTGTTCTTTCGTATTCTCCCTCTTGGAAGGTATTCATCCTTCCAGGTATCGCCGGAGAAGACGGCCAGACTGTTCGCATCTCGCCTCAACTGCTCAAGTGATGTAATGAATTGCATCTTTTCCAACCCATAGCCGCAGTTGCGATGTTCCGACATCCTTTGCGGCTGATTTACTTGGCCTCCATCCTCGTGATTGTCGCCCCTCAACGCCCTTGATTCCAACGCACAGCGATTGCGTCCCGGCCTCATCACGCCATGAAAGTCTTGATCCTGCCCATTTCTCCCATAGTCTTAGGTCGATAGATGGGTGGTAGCCTTCCGCACATTCCAGTAGTGTCGGCAGAACATTGACATTCATTCCTGTCCGGCAGAGGCTCGCGTGATTTTCCGTTTGCACGTTGTGCCTCCACATCGCGTGCCGCAGGTAATAGTATTTCGCCCCGAATTCACCCACGAGGTCCGCGTGCTGAAGCCTCCCAACCATTGTGCTGATGTAGTGCGGGTGATAGTAATCATCATCCTCAATCACAAACACGCATTCGCCGGTCACGTGCGGGACTGCTGCCCTGATATTGCGGCAAAGTGAATGCCTGTTGATTGGTGCCTCTCGGATGTATCGTTGGCCCATTGTTACCGTTGTCGGCTTCTTGCCGTCGTCCACGACAATCCACTGAATCTCTCCGGTGTAATCCTGCTGGCTCATCCACCGCTCGCACAGTCTGAATGATCCTTGCCTGTCTCCGGTCGGTGTAATGATCGTTACTTTTGGCGGCTTGACGGTCGTTGTCTGTGTCCAGTCTTTAGCCATCCTGATATCTGTGATCTTTCGATTCTCGTATATTGCTGGGGTGTCTCCAGTGTGCTGACAGAGTGACGGATTGTGTGTCTTCAGGTCGAGCTTGAGTTCACGAGTTGCGGCCCGGATAAGTCGGTCAACGCAATCAGGCTTCGGCCATGTCTTGTAAACCTTTGTACTCATGATCTTTCGCAGTGTCGATCGTCGCATCATCATTGCCAGCGAGCCGACAAACGACGGTCCGCAATTGCTCCAGCCTTTTGCGTCCTGCTGACGTGGACCTGCCGTGTAGAGCGACAATACTTCATCTGTCACATTGAGCGTCCGCAAATAAAACGATGCGTGATCTGAGAACGCAACGTCATCTTCACAGAGTAGTAACCATTCAGAATCCATCTTCACAAGTCGATCGCACATAGCCTTGAATGAGCCGATCGCACCTAGTTTCTCCTGCCACACGACGTCAGCGTCAAATCCTGTGCCGGGTTCAGCGAATACAATCGGCTTTGGAAATCCTGCGTTCGTCAGGCTGGCAATCGTTTCTTCTAGTCGTGGATTCTTTCGCGGTGCCACCCGAATCGCCACAGTAAGCGACGTGATGAAATTCAGCGGGAAGACTGACGGGGCAATAATTGACGGCGTGATAGACTCTTCAATCCACGCCAGAACGCGAGCCTTTGCATAATTTGGGGCGATCTTTGCCCCCCATCGCTGCCACCATTTTGCGGCCCTTGTCTTTGCTCGCTCTACGATATTATCCGCAATCTGGCTTCGGTTTTCTCGAACCTTATCAGCCGTCATGAGGTTCAGTTTTGCGATTTCATCTCGACACTCGCCGCAAGGTGAAGCTCCGACCTCTCTTGTGATAATGTCTTTCAGCCGGTCTCCGACACCTGATGATTTGATGGGGTCAAACGGAGATGGATTAAGTTCAATATCATCTGCACTTACGCCTAGCCTCATAGCCAAAAGCTCTTTGCGGTCTTCCAGCGTGTGCCGCTTTCCGTTGGCTTTCTTATGGTCGCCAGTGCAGATTGCTTTCCAATGTCCCGGAAGATTGTCGCAGTCGATAATCATTCGCTGATCGTTATTCTGATTCTTGTGCTTGCAATGACAGATCCAGCACCGGCAACATAGCAGATTGGAATCGTGATTTCGTACTCTAGATATAGCGGATCACAGCAAGAAACACGGCGGTTCTGTGTTGCAAGTGCTGTGGAAATCGCACCGTCACCATTAGCCCCGTCTCGATAGTAGACGACAAGTGACATAAGCGGTCCCAGTGCCCCGCTACCAGATCCGGAACCGCTGCCTGAGCCACCGTCTCCGCATGTTGAGTCTGCTGCCGATGATCCGCATGTCAGCAACATATTCACAATCGCTATTCGCGTCGGATAGAATGGCGGATCAGGCAGGGTGCTTGCACATGTTCCTAGTTCCGGTGGAGTCGTACTTGTCAGGTCATAGGCAAACCATCGAGTGTTCGCTGCACCGTCGCAACTGGTCGCTATTCCCTCTTTGGTTAGTGTGACTGCGAATGACGCTGGCAAACCGCACGGGCAATCTGTTTCAAGAATCTCGACCGTTGCTGACAGTCCGTTCGGCATTTCTGAGCACAAAAGACCACAACACGGTGGGCCTTGCGGCGGAACCTCATCGCACGGGAATGCACAGTCCTCTTGTATGCACGCCCGAATAATGAACCACTCGACTGGATCGGTCCCATCAAGTGCCGTGCGACCAGCAAGTCCACCTGGTATTTTTGCAATAATGACACGGGTGCCAGCATCCAGCGTCGGGAGTCCATTGGCTTCAGCAATAACCTCATCAATCACTTCATCGGCAAACTCTGTGCATGGATCATCGTTTGGATCAATAATAGGCGGTGCCCAAATCAGGACGCGATATGCACACCCTTCATGTGTGAACTCTATAACTGCCTCAAACCGGCAATCAATGCCAGATCCAGAACCAGATCCTGAGCCACTACCGGAACCGCTTCCGGTACAACAGTAGCACGACTCAATTCCACCGGAAATCAGCGGTTCGCATGTGCATGTCTCATAAGGATTGCAGCACTTTATCGAAATTATTGTTGCCTGATTCCCGAACGCAAATGCTTCCCAGTCCTCAATATCCTCAAGCAAAGATCCCTCTGTAGACTGACAACTTAGCGTCAATCCCATCGGGTTATTACCAAGTGCCGTCGATACTGGGTCGAGAAGGAATTCATCACAAGCCCGATATGATCCGCATCCGTCCGGAGTTACGGATACTATCCTTGCTCTGAGCTTCACATCCTTCAATGAGTTTCCGCAGCATCGGCATTCATTGCTTGGACCAAAAAGCGGGGTGGTGCTGGAGCTTCCGAGAACTCGCAGAATGTGCCATTGGCCGTCGATCTTGCCGACAATCACAGAAGATCCGAGGCTACCGCTAATTACATAGGTACAGTTAAGCTGGCAACCGTATGCTGTGATTCCGACACCCGGATAGACCGGAGGAGTAGCAGGGAAAGGTCCGTCAGGAATTGGTCCATCATCAATAGGCGTTACCGTATCGCACTCTGTGATGTTAACGCCACCCCAATCATCAGCCCCAACTCCGGCTCCAGAATCACCCGAAACCTGTAATGGCCAATGTCTCCCGTCGATTAAAGAAAGGAGCATCTTTAACCCGGCAGGAATAATGTCACCGGGAGCGTATGGCGGGCCAACGTATGTCACTGGAACAGTGCCACTTATGTCGGACCTGACACCGCAGTCATCAGTCACAGTAACCATTACACACCGCTTCCTGATCCGTCACACTGAGGCGTGAGGTAGCGGTGTACTCGCTGAACACGGTAGGTTGAGCATGTCAGGCTGCACTGCTCAATGATAATCCCGTGACAAAGTTCTATCCCGCTTGATGATGGCGTTACCCATTCCCCTGTCATATTCGGCTGTCGACTACAGACTCTCGTGTAGGCGTCATAGCCCTCCGTCTTTGAATTCCACGTCTGACGGATGACCATGTAATCGTCGAAGTACGTCTGCTGCCACGGCTGGACACCAGCGAACGTGTAATCGAACTGCCGGTAGAACTGATAGAAGTAATCCCGGCCAAGCTGATCCTGCATTCCAGTCGGCGGGGCCTCATTGAACTCGGTACGCCAGATTGCTGTAACGGCGGCTGTCTTGTACTTGCCTGTCTCGGGTGTCTTATTGACGTAGGTTCCGGCAACAGTCTGGATATCAACTGCTGATGGCGTTGATGCGTATGCCGTGTAGTTCTGAACGGTCCCATATGAGGAACTGACACCACCAGCAACAATGAACGGTTTTCCGACGTTATAGTCACCCGCTGATGCGTTTGGCGTGGCATTTGTTGCACTAACCCATGTGCATTCACGCAAGCCGAGCTTACCTTCAATAGCGTTATCAAAAACTGAAATTGAATTCAGCCCATCAATTAACGCCCACCGTGTTTCGCCTCCGGGGGCAGTCGTAAACTCAATCTGGTTATATTTGCCTGTGACGGTGTTATAGCTCCCAATATCAGCTACGAGCCTCTGGCCGTAATGTGTCAGAATACTATCCAGCACAATGGGCAGATTCTCGTAATCATTGTTTGTAATGCAGGATGGGATTAGCGTGTGGGCAGAGTTCACACCAACATTGATGTAGTCAACGCCCAACTGGTCTAGTAGCAGTTCAGCCGCATCATTCGGGTCCGTAATTACTGAATCAGAAACAGTCACCGAAAGATCGGCAGTGTGTGCGAACTGCCAATAATATCGCTCATCAACGACGGGGATCAGCCATAGCTTATTGATTGAAGTGTCATCGGATGTAGGAGACAACTGCCGAGGCGGAAGAACTGCAACCGTTAAAGTGATTGCGTGCTCATGTTCCTGCCTACCCGTGATCGGAGAACCAAATATCAGATTGAGGTTTGTTGAGCCGTTATTGCAGGCTGTGTAGATGGCGTTCTTTCGCTCATCGTCAGCCAAAAGTAGACAATAGCTCCAGCGAGTTGCCCCGGTTGGAATTACAAGCTGATTGATCTTTGGCGTCGGAAGCGGCTCGTAGTTGTGAAGGATGCAGCCGTTTCCGCGATTGATAGCTACGGCAGCATTCTGGCAGAGCAGGCGTGACAGTGATTGCGTGTGGTATCGCTCTACGAAATCATCGTAGATACCTTCCGGATCTTGTAGTAGCGTGTGGATGTATTCTGTCGGCAGTGGCTGAATCAGGGAGCAAGTTCCGGTTGCGGTGTCGCCCGGTGTTGTTCCGCTAGTAGTCGGCTGAACTGGTGATCCGTTCGTGCAGCTATTGGTTGTCAGCGACCATGCAGATCCTGACCACGTCCACAGGCTTGTACCTTGCCCAACGTCTTCGGTCCCTGTTAGGTTTGCCAGTGCGATCGTCATCCGTGCCTCTCATTACGCGGTCAGATCCCAGTGGAAATCAGTTCCAAAAGTGACCGTCAAAACAGCCTTTGCCATGTCGCCGGTGGGAGTCTTTCCAAATACACCGTCAGTTGATCGTGTTGCCTCAGTGTCATTCATGACATACAGGCATTGCGTCAGAATTGGGTCATACGCGACATTGATTCCCGGCAACAGGGAACCAAGCATAGCAGAGAGGATGTCGCGTTCAAGGTCAAACAACCCTGTAGACTCGGTTAATAGTGCGTCTTTGTCGGTCCCTTGCCGATCAGTCCGGCAGGCGTGCCATACGCTAACCGCCATCGTGCCCTGATACGGGACCACATTCTGTCCGGCGGCAGCTTGTTCGTTGTAGGAGAACTGACCAGACAACGAAACAGTCAGCAGGTCGTGATCGTTGACGTTAGGCGGCAAGTCGCTGCCACTCATCACGAATACGCGATGCTTGTACTTAGTGTTAGAAGTCTCCAGCAAAGCTACTGCCCGCTGGAGAACTTCCCGTTTCGTTGTATGGCGGATCGCTCCCATCACACCCTCAGATTGCTGGCAAAATCTTCGCACCAGTCGACAAGTGCCTGCTTTGCCATCGTGATTGATGCGGTAGGCACTTGAGGAATTGCAGCATAGGCTGAGGTGATCGTCAGCGTTCCGACTGGAGAACCTCCCGTCATTCCAGCAACCGACCGTGAGACGGTGATGTCTTCTTCCATCCCAAAGAACGTAATCGTATGGGTGAAGTTTGGCGTCGTTCCGCTTGCTGTGACAGTCGTCAGGCTGAAGCCAGTACCCGTCAGAGCACGAATTGCAGTCTGAACCGTTGCGGCGGCTGCGTTGTATGCAAGCGTGATGGTCTGCGTTGCGTATCTCGTTCCGGTGAACGTCAGCGTGTACGTTCCGCCGGTCGGGGTTCCGCTGATTGCGAACGTCTGAGCTTTTACCTGCCCGCTGTCGGCAGTCGTCTTGAACGTGTCGATCGCTGTCATCAGCGTATCGACAGCGGTTCTCAGGGTAGTTTTTGCAGCAGTCGCTGGAGCGTGTGCGAATGCGGTCGTTGGTGTCATGTCAGCCATTGAAGGAATCCTTTCCTATGTGTTCCACGTCGTCCCAAGTGTTGAGGCAACAAAGATGTCTGAAAGAGCGAAGTTGTATTTGGTCGTGTCGGTTAAAGAGTCAACCGTTCCGCCTGAAGTTGTCGGCTGGATGTAATCTGGAATCCCGAAACGATGCTTTGCAGGCTCTAAGTCCTGCGAATAGTCAAGATCCAAGTAAGAAGTATACATCAGTGATTGACCATCCGCCACAGGGGCTGGATTCAGATGCTGGACCTTCGAGGAAATCAGGGTATTTGTAACCAGTTGGCTTCCACCTCCCGGAACGTACGCAGATGACTCAGTGAACGATGCGACGGGTTCCGGAAGTCTCGGTGGGCTTCCAACACGTTCCGCCTCAATCCGGATCTTTCGCGTCGGCTGTCTCGGCCCGATGGAAACCAGAACATTCGACTTGATGTTGTAGCCGTAGGTCTGAGCAACCGGCAGCGGGATATTCAGCGTCTGAAGGCCGTAACTGGTCGTGATATTGTAGTGGCTGTAAAAGAACGTAGCGTGCTGAGTGCTGTACGTTGCCAGAACAGGGCCGTTTGCCACGTTATCATTAATCTCGACCGTGACGGCGGCTGGGTAAGCCTGATACATTGATTCTGTGTCGTAGTCTGGCTGTGACTCTTCCAAGTCGTCAATCCGTCGAATTCGCTGTGTTACTTCCTCACTGGTTGATACTGCACCTGATGCCCCGAACGTCGTCGTGCAGGGAGTCGTCAGGAATGTGTGCAGGATACTGATAGCCGGAATCCCGCCCTCTGTGTCGGGCTGTTCTCCGAGTCGATTCCCGCGAGATAGGACGTTATTGTAGGTCGATAGTAATGCGGCAACATTGCTTCGAACTGGACGCCAGCAGAGACTGCGTGACATCGTCTGTGCCCTATTGAGGGCGTTTGGATTTGCCTGGTCGATCGCGTGCCGTTCACCGGATACAACCAAGGTCATTGAGTGATTCTGGTCTGTCCCCTGCTCGGATGTGTAATCCCATCGCCTGATTAGACACGCTGCCAGTGTGTTTTTCACTAACGCCTGATCGAGATAGAGCCGTTGTTCGACAATTGCATGTCCCAATTGCATCAGGTCGTACAGTCGGCAATTCCTGTCACCTGACATTGTCACTCGGACGGTAAAGTGTACCTTGGACCCAAATTCCAGAGCAGACTCATTGTGCGAGATGTGAATGTTTCTGGCGGGGTCAGGGGCAGTGACCGTAACTTCTTCATCCGTAACGCTGTATCGCAGTGTCAGGTTATCCTCTGACGCCACATACTCGATTGCCTTACGCATCATCCCCGGAACGATTGGCGGGACCGTGATTGCCCTGAAGTCGTTAGGGTTCCAGTTTGGATTAGCGAGCGAAACGCTACCCGTGTAGGTTCGCGTCGTGTATCCGTTATCATTGATTCTGTCGATGCAAGACCACCGATGACCAAGAACTCCGAACTGACGTTGCGTATTGGTGAAGTCTATGTCTTCTGGAAGAACAGACTGTGAATCCAATGGTGAATTTGGGTTGATTGAGTCACCATCAACCACATAGCTATTATTAATACACTGAGGAATCGTCGCAAACTCAACAGAGAACTCCACTTTCCAGACGTGGTTGTTTGCTACGTGCGTGACGTTCACTTCGACAGGGTACGGACCACCATGAACATCGTTTCTTGTGTTCATCTCAACGACAGCATCGACATTATCGACCAGATCAGATTTGGCAGGCTCAATAACAAAAAGAGGGGTGCCGATTGCCGGGTCAAGGAACGGGGCGTTTGCTCCAAGTTGAATCTGATTCTGAACAGATCCGGTGCAGAGTGTTGAGTAGATCAGTCTGCGTCGTGGCATCTCAAGGAACTGCCGGAGTGCCGAAAACTGCTGAGACGAACCTTTATCCCGCCCGTTGCCGGGATATTCGGAGAACTGAGGCTTGATGCCAAGTGTTGCATGATCGTCGAGCGTGAAGTAGCCGACCACCTTGAGCTTCGTCTTGGTGAACTTGTAGTTGCGAGCGTCATCGAGTTCTGGCGTCTCGATAAAACTCAATGTCTGGCAGTTCTGAAGACGAACGCCGTTATATTGCAGGATCGTTTGAGTTGTCATCGCCCTGCCCCGTTAGGATTTACCGGCTGTCGCGGTCGATTCTGTAACCTGCGAGCTATGTCGATTGCATCTGGAGCATTCATGCCGAACTGCTGATTGAACTCCTGCCAAGGCTGTGCGTTGCCCTGTCCGGGGTTCAAGAATCTATCTGCCGCATTTAATATTCCAGCTTCACCCTGATCGCCTGGAATCATCATAAGCAGTGAGGCGTGAACCTTCATCGAATATCCGATGATAGTGTTGAGTTGTTCAACAATTTGTGCCATTGCGAAGTCAATTGCACCGCCCAGAATACTCGATGCGTTCGTTCCCATCGTCTGCCACGGGGCTATTGCATTTTCCAGCCTGTTTCTTTGGCCAACGTGGAATGCTCCGAATCCCTCATTGCGTGCGGCAAGTTCAAACTTCCGCATCGTCCGGCCATATTCGAGCATGGCGTTAGCGTGGGAAAGTCCGACATTGTATTCGGCAAGTGCAAGCGTCGTGTGCAGTGCTGCTGACGAGAACTTGTGGAGCGATGAGATTGTGGACGTAATAGCCTTCGTGAACATCATGGCGGCTGTTCCGATGATCGGAATAGCTTTTGCAACGATGCCGATGGCTAACGCAGGGCCAGCGACTGCTCCAAATCTTGCGGCGGTTAATGCTGGGATTCCAAAACGCTGGGCTAGACCGGCCATCGCGTTCGTGCCGAATCTCGCTGCGGTCGTCCTCCATCGAGAGGGGACCATGTTTGTGATCCCATTCAGGACCGGCCTGAGTCGTGCTGCAATCCGTGTAGCAGTGGCCATTCCACCGCGTCTGCCTCTGCCGCGTGAAAAGAATGACCGGATGCGTGCGAATCGTCCCTGCGGTTGTGCTGGATTAGTGCCAGATGCCCCGTCAGTCGCTTCTGTTAATCGGTCGATGGATCGTCTCAGGTGTTCCTGTGCTTCGATCGTGGCTGCTTCCGTCTCTCGTGGGACGTTGAAGTAGTCGGCAATCGTGTCCATCAGGTTCGCAGCGTGACCGGCTGGACCGTTTGGCACGTTCATGTTGTTGTTGCCGCCGATGATGTTTGTCGCATTCATCGTCAGGCGTGACATGATGTTTGCCAGATCACCGAAGTCTATGCCTAGCAATCTGCGTAGATACTCCAGCAGCATCCGCTGGATATTATTGTCGTCATCGTCCGGTGGTTCGGGCGGATCGGGTGGGCCGTTGCCCGGAGGTGCCGGTGGGATATTCCCATTGGCAGCAGCAGTTGCGGTCGCGGTGTTTGCGATATCCTCAACGATCCTGCGTGCTTCTTCTGCGTGGCGAGATGCACGATCCGGCGATGGAGTTGGAACAGCATCGCCGTGTTCATCTACTTCGTAGTCTTCAATAGTGTCTTGGCGAAGAGCGGGCGGGATATACCTTGGCGGATTATTCAGGTCCGGAATGTCGTCCATATTCACGGACGGCTGGAACGTATGCCCCGGAAGAACATTGCCGGAAATATTGCTTGCTGCTTGAGCTTCGCTGGCAGTATCGCCTCGCGATCGTGAACTGGATGAAGTTCTGCGTGTGGCGTTTGTTATCGTCGGTGCGATCCGCTCAACGACAGCGTCTGCAATAACGCCGGTGAACTGCTCGGTCGTCTGCGTGACGTTCTGCTGCCATTGCTGGTTGTCACCACCTGACGTTACCGCTTGGCTTAGCCCGCTAATGGCGTCTGCGATTGGGTCTGTCAATGGTCGTCTTGCCATGTCACTTGCCCTTTCGCTTCGCTGCGGTGACGGCCTTAGCTACCGTCGCCTGATTCTCATAAAGCTGTTCGAAATACTCTTTGCTGGCCGATCCGAGGGCTAACCCAATACCCTGTGCAATCGCCATCGAATCCCACGCTTGAACACGTTCGAGATTCAGGTAGAGGCCGAATCGTCGCTCGTGCTCGGTTCTTCTGTCGAGTCGTCCGACAACTCCGATTCCGTAAGTGGCTGCGATGTCTGCATCTGTTCGCCACTTTTTTTTTGAAACCCAGAGTACAGCATGAACGCCTTGAGTAAATCAAGGCACTCAAGCTCTGTCAGGCCACCTTCATAAACCGTCTTCAATTCAAACACTTCGCGTGTAATGCCTGCAACCTTACCGATGATCTTATCCCGGAGTTCTTCACGCTTCATCAGCTTGAAGTCATCTTCCCGGAAGTCTTCGTTAGATTGCAGTGCCCTCCAGATAACCATCGGATCAGCGACTGCCGTCCGATGGCCATTCCAGAATTTGAACACGTATCGGCTGCGGTTAAACAGCCAGCGTTTGAATAGGTTCAGCATTAGGTTTCAACAGCTTGAGTCGTGCCAGCATAAGTGGCGAAGTTTGTGACAACGTGAGCGTTCTGCATCCAGAGATACGTTTTGCCGTCTCCGGACTGAGTTGAGTCAGTTGTGAACGGCAACGCTTCGATATCAAAGTCGATCGTTGTGTTCTTGGATGCTAGGTTGAATCTGATCGGCCCGGCATACCAGCAGTTCGGCAGGTTGAGATTGTCAGCCAAGACAGCGGCTCCAGCGTCAGCAGCAATCGCTGCGGTATCGGCTGCACCAATAAGCAGAACCTGAAACGCTCGCTTGCCGCAGCTAACAAGACCGCCGATATTCGTGAGCGTTCCAGCCGCTCCGGTTGACCAGTTTGTCGATGCTTGGCTTTCGCGTAGCTTCTTGGCTACCGCCATTGCTGGCTCAACAATCGACAGGCTCAGCTTGACAGACTTACCCATGAACTGACGATCAACCGCCGGGCCTGCTGTCCCGCCGTACTGGTCAGAGTGGATCGGATTCGTGAAGACTGTCTCTTCAATAGAAACGCCTTCCGTGGTGTAGCCAAGACTTACAAAACCGTTTGTGTCCCGCAGGTTGACTTTCACCAACACCGGGCCAGAAACGTATGGGCAAAATTGACCAGTCATGTCGGCAGTTCCTTATGGGTATTTTCTGGCTGGAAAGTATCCGGTCCGTTCTCGCCAAAGATTGAGGCCGTCCCACTCAACCAGCGTCGGACCTTCGTTTGAGATTGCCCCGGCTTCAGCCGCCGCTGGCTCATCTCCCGTGATTACAGAGTTTCCGTCTTGCAAGTCCTTAATGTGGCCCTTGCGTATGTCTTCGTAGAATTTCAAAACGTCCGGATTGACTGTGACTCGCCTTCGAAACAGGTGAACCATCGCGATCTCGCAGATGATTCGTTTCAGGTAGTCGAGATCAGTCCCGGCGAGTGCTGCCAATTGCTCGGCTTCATATCGACCGCCCTTCCTAAGAGCCGCAATGACTTCGCCTTCTGCTGCTGACAGTGCTCTATCAACCCGTGCATTGTCGGTTACATCGACAGTCGTACTGTCTGATGAATCGTCGATGACAAGTTGCTGGATGTCCCGTTCATCGAAGAACAGGATCAAGTCAGCAGCAGTGACGTAGGTTGCGGCCATTAGGAAGTCCCCAGACTGGTCGAATGAGATGGCTTGTTCATAGACTCATGAGACAAGGATCACCGCCCTTCTGGTTTCGATAGAGTCGCTTATTCAAAGCAGTGGCCAGCAGGGGAGGCGTCCTGCTGACCACTGGAAACATGGCCGAAGCCATGATGAATCAGACTGCGTTCTGGAACATAACGGCACCTTCCTGACTCGTCAGGATGTACACGTAGTCTTCAACTACGCGGCCAGATGTGCGGCGATTGTCCTTGTCCTTCTTTGTCTCAGTGCTCATCTCTTCATACATGAAGCCGGTGATTGCACTGAAGTTCGGGCCACCGAAAGGAGCTTCCAGTGAGCCGGGGCGAACAGTCATGAACGGAGTAGCAGTCGGCAGAACGTAGCTCTTGGCTGACGTTGCTCGCTTCTTGCTGGTGACGCGAACCGTCTTCTCGACAATCAGGTTCACACCGTAAAGTTTCTGTGGCAGGCCGAACATTGCGTTCTGGTTGCCACCGGACAACTCGCCCTTGATCTGTGCCAGTGCATCAGGTGAACCCTTGATGTACTCGACGATCTCCTGACACTCAGCAAGCTGTCGAGCCAAGGTTGGATTGATGACCAAGTTCAGGTCGTCAGCGTCGATCGCTCCAAGGCTGTCCTGAATCATCGTGTCGCGGGCAGAGTTCAGGGACCGCTTGATGTCCTGACGATTGCTCGTCGATGCGGCCCATGTGCCAGTGTTACCAGACACCGCAGAGATGTCGATGACGTGGCTGGACAGGTGGTTTCCAGTCGTCAGGACAGACTTCAGGGCCAACATTGTGCGTGCTGTCATAGCTCGCTGAGCCTGAGCAGCCGCGTGTGATGCCACGATGTCCCAAGTTGCCTGAGCGACTGCCTTGTCTCCCAATGTGAATGGGTAGACGTAGCGGCGAGTCGTGCCAGCAAGGTATTCGAATTCCTTGCCGTTGGTTCGGCCACCGGGAGCCGCTTCACCGTCCTGCCACTCGTTATCCAAGTTGCTGGCGTCGATGATGCGACCGTTCTCGTCGAAGTTCATCTTCATGTAATAGAAGATCGACTTATCGACCTTCTTTACCTGAGTGTACTGGTTGACCGCAAACTTCTTGATGTTGCGGGCGTAGTCGATAACCAGAGATCCCGAAGCCTCGTGACTTGGGACGAAGGTGGAATTACCACCTGGAAGAACTGCTGTCATTTGTGAATCCTTTCACAAGTTGTTTCAAAAGAACCTACCCATCAGGGCAGATTATGCTCCGTAGTAACCGAAGAGTGGGCGAACTCGGATTGCTTCACCAGCAGATCCGGACTCAAGGGCAAGTGCCCCGTAAACGTCGTTGTTGCTTGCGACAGCAACACCGGCACCGGCAGAGTCAGACTTCAGCAGTCCTCCCTGAGTGGCCCCGCCAGAACCGAGGACTAGCAGAACTGGACGATCTTCTTGCTGTCCGTCGCCCAAGAAGATGATTGAGCATGGATCGCCGGAAGCGGCTGCATACTCAGTTTGTCCTGGAATTGGTGGATAATTGCTGCCTTCGGCACTGATGCCGATCATGACTTCGCCCGCACCAGCTTCCGCTACAGTGTTGGCTCCAGATCGCTTAACAAAGCGGGATGGGCGAATATTGCCCGATGCCTGAAAACTCATTTGTGAATCCTTTCACAGTGTTTCGATGTTTGAAAGAGTCGGCGCTGATTTCAGCGCCGAAGTCTGGATTAGCCTGCGACGGTCCCGCGTGCCTTCTTTTCAACGGCGTATGCGTTGCGGGCTTCGACGTAGCTCATGTGGTTCTTGGCGGCGTATCGCTTCACGTCTTCCACGTCTGACGCGGAAAGCTGGTCGATGCTGTCACCGTCTTCCGGGGCGTCTGCTCGTCGGCCAACCCCAGCGATACCGGAGAAGTCAGCGACTGATGCCGGAGACTTGCGGTAATGTTCTCGGATGGTTTCGACATGATCCGCAAACTGCTCATCTGACTGGGTAGATACGCGACCCAGTTCCTTGTTCAGATCGAACTCGTAACCATCAGCCTTCAGGCTCGACAGCTTGCTGTATCGCTCTGAGCCGATCAGCTTGGCCTTGAGTGAGTTCTTCTCTGCTTCCAGTGCTTCGATGCGGGCTTCAAGAGCCTTGAATCCTGCCTCAGCCGAATACTTGTCATTGTCTGCCATTGGTTTCTTTTCCTTTGCGAATGGCGGTTGATTTAGATCACCGCCAGCGTCCTGCTGAGGCGGTTTCATTGGTGCGTCTGCACCCATATTAGAACCAGCATCGGGCATTCCTCCCGGCTGGGGTTGTCCCGGCATTCCCGGTTGTGCTCCCGGTTGCTGTTCAGGATCTTCAGTAGGCATATCAGCCATTTGTGGCGGCTGATGAATCATTGGCGTAACGGCCCCTGATTTTCCGTCTTCCTGCATCTTTGCGATCAAATACTGGAACGGTTCCGATGCAAAGATAGCCTCGCAAACAGACTTCACGACACCCTGCGGTAGCTCCTGTTCAGGAGAACTGTCGCCGTACTTGTCGGGTTTCATGTTTGTACTTGGCATGAACGTCGCGTTTCCGCCCGGTAGTCCCATCTGGTAACGCTCCACTTCAATGATGTTTCCTGATGCGTCGATGCGGTTGCAGTAGCGAACAGGCGGCAGATCCAGCCTTGGTTCCTCTGCACTCAGGACCGCGATCGGGTAGATTGTTCTCTGATGTACGTCAGGTAATGGAAGCACTTCAACGCTGCGGCCTACGCTGTAGCGGAAGACGTTTTCCTTGTCCTTGCGATGATATTCGTCGGTGAAGATGGCAAACTTTGGGTTAGTCTTCCCGGCCATCCCGAGACGATATGCCCCCGTGAATCCGATAACTTCCGGCTGCGGTGCTGATGCGTCTTCGCTGGTATGTCCCAGCGTCAGAGGGCAACACTTGCCGACTTCAAGCAGTTGGCCGTTCATGTTATTAACCATGCTGGCCAGAGCGTACTTGTCGTACTTAACACCCTTGCGGAACTTCCCGTTGCCAAGTTTCTGGCTAGGGATCTCATGTTCCTTGAACACACAGGCGTTGCGTAGTTCCTTGAAGTCGGATGCCTTATGGTATCGACGGGCTTCGTCTACTTCTTTTTCGCCGGTGTGGTCAGCCCAAATCTCAAAACACTTCTGATTCCGTTCATCAGTGTCTTGGATTTCCGACAGCATTGTGTCGTGAAACCGGATAGCAAAATCCGGTTGGGTTTCCCCATCCTTGGGTTTTAGGTTCATAGCGTCCTGCCTTGACCTTGAATTGCCCAATCCGTTGGGCAGTTTCTAAATTGTCCAGCATACAGGGCAGTATGTCAATCAGGCAGACCGCCAATATTACGGCACGCACGAAAAAAGGCACACTGTTACGCCTGCCTTTCAGTTCTCCGAGAAGTCGCTACCGGATTTCTTCTGTGCCGACAGTGCCGCAATGACTGCATCCATCATCTCGACGACAGTATTGTCGAGCGATCCCACACCGCTGGAAACCTTTGCGAGGGACAGGGCGAAGATCCGCGTATTGACGTTGGCTAGCTTCCAGCACTCCGGGCATATCGGGATTTGCGTGCAGTTATCTGGGCGATGCGGTGCGTGCCATTTCTGACACGATCCGCACAGATGCTTTTCGCCTTTAGGTCCGGTCGCCATTACCTGCCCCGATTCGGTCGCTGTGATCCACGGTCAGGATTGCCGCGATTCGGCCCTGCTCCGTTACGTGGACGATACGGACCAATCACCTTCTCTTGCAACTGCGAAACCACTGTCCGACCTGACTTTGCTTCAGTCCGCTTCCGTCGCTTCAGGATCTGAATCCCGTTCACGATGACGGCACGACGCGGGACGTAGCCACGGGAAACTGAATCGAGGTAGTATTCGTACTGGCTCCCGGCAACCGTTCCTCGAACTCTGAGGCGATCCCAAACGAACCCACCCTTGGAGTTAGCGGCCAGAAACTCCTGAAACAGCCGAGGATGGACGTTCTTGTAACCATATGTCGGGCCTGATCCCAACTGACCGCCGTTGCCGTACTTCTGGAGATATTTCACGAACAGCGTTGATGTCAGGGGATTCTTCAGGTTCATCTGAAACCCGATGCTATGCACGTTACTGGATGTTACCGGGACCATCTTGCCTGTGATGGCAGGATCATCCATGAAATACCGACCGCGAAAAGACGGCGTTCTGATCTCAACCCGGTTTCCATCAATCAGCCGCATTCCCTGCCACGTAGCAGGTTCGGACGGGAGAATCCTGCGTTGCTCAGGCTGAGTGTCAACCCGCGTGCCTCCAGCCTGCTCCGGCGTCTTGGTTTCTCCACCGAACAACTGAGGCGTTAACTGCTCGATCAGGTTGACGGCTTTCTCAACGTCGCCGCCAAGGTTCTTCAGTCCAGCGTTAAGCGTGCTAATCAAAGCAGAGCGGGCACGAGCAGTGGAAGAACTTCCGGAACCCGTCAACAGTTCCAGAACATCCTTAACCTTCTGCCGTGCCCCTTGGTGAACCTGAATGACGTTCTTCTGTGCGTCGTTCGCTAACTGGCTGAGTGTCCGGTCAAGCGTCTGATTCTTGCCCCTCAACCGCTGTCTCAGGCTGTGAATCAGGTGCATCAACCGGACTCGGTTCTGTGGCTCCGTCCGCGTAGATAGCTTCCGGATTTCCTCCAGGCTGGTCTTCGTCTGCCGGTTCTCCTGAGAGTTCTGGTTGAAGTTGGGGAACAGCGGATTGGCCATCAGTGAACTCCACGGCTGCAAAATACGGCTTCAGGAATTCCAGAATTGCAGCCTCCCCCTTCTCCGCGACGGGTGCAAGTTCGTTTGTCGGAATACTGAAGACGCCTATTTTACCAGTTGCTTCGTGAACTGTGTAGACGGTCGCAGAATTCATGTCGTCATAGGTCGCTTCAATGCTGTGTATCCCATACCCGCGTTGTGCCAGAATAGGGGCTGCGGTCCAGTTCATATTCATGGTTAAAAGTCCGTTCTAAATGATTCGACCGACTGAGACACCTCAAGCACGCTCTCAAGGCTATCTCGCAGGTCTTTGTTCTTCTCCAGTATCCACTGATTTGCGGCGATGAATCGGCACAGGCCCGACATTGCTTCCGTCAGTTTGGCTTCTGACTTCAGGCTGGCCTTCTTTTTCAGGTCGATGATTTCGTGAGACTTCAGGTTGTTGTCGGCAGTAAGAACAGCGATGCGTTTTGTGAGTGCAATTTTATCATCGTGCAGTGCTGAGTTACTTCCTCGAAGTATCGTCAGTTCGCTCGCCAACTTCTTTTCCAAGTTCGGCGCTGATTTCAGCGCCGACATTTCTTCCGTTAGTGAATGGTAATCCTGCTGCCACCGCACGCATCGTTCTTCAAACCAATCACGGTCTGACTTAGTGGTTTTCAGTTGCCACTGAAGCACGTCAATCTCAGCGACACGCTTGAAATACTGAACCACTAGCCCTGCGATGGATACTAGAGAAACACCGCACAGCATGTACGCCGCGTATTGGTCCATCTACCTGCCTCCTTTTCGATTGCTCTTGTGCTGCGTCGTGAATCCACGCAAGCCACGCTCGGGAAGATACTCGCCTGATGTCTGGGCAGTAATCTCGGAATGAGATTTTGCGGAAGAAATTGTTGAGTTCAGCATCGAATCGGCAGAAAAGAGGGCATACCTCATTCCGTCGACTTGGTGATCATTCTTCTTGAGCGGGCTTCTCGGTGCATCTTTTGGATTGCGTCCAGCCTTTGCTTTCGGATCTGCCCCACGCATCCATCGGTAGGTCTTCATTTGCTGGACAAGTTTAGGGCAGTTGTAACGGTGGATGAATAGCTTTGGCTCCATTCGAATCTTCACCTTGCCGGTTTCCGGGTCGATGATCGGCATTCCTTTCTCATCCACCATCGGGACTGGAATCTGTGGCTTTAGCAGATACTGAACGTGCTCGATCCCTTCAATGACGGAGTTCTTTCCTCGCATCATGTGAAGATTCTCCACGGCTGGATTGTAGACGCTCAGCTTATTGGCAATGCGGATGTTGTCAGGGGAAGACGGGTCACAGAAAGACGGACCATAAGCAGACGTGTCAGGCCATTCCCACTGCTCATAGACTTGGCTCAGGTGATCGACGGTGGTTTTCGTCTGATCGTTACTGCAATACTCGTCGTAGATGAACCACTGACCTAACCCGTTGCGTGCGGCCCATGTGCAGGTGAAGTCGTTTTCCGGCCCTGCTCCCCAGTCAATACCACGGAAGTGCGTGCAGCCTTTGAGTCGTGACCAGATTTCATCTCCCATGCAGTGCGTTGCGGTATTGAATTCCTTATAGATGACACCCTCAAACGATGCAAACATGCCAAGCATTCGCACGTCTCGCATGTCTTCCGGAACCATGCCAAAAAATTCCTCAAACCACTTCGCATCAACGTGACCAGCTTCCATCGCACACATGGTGTTCGCATGGTAAATCTTCCAGTTCTTTGGCAGGTATCTCAGGCCGGGCTGTCTGCCAGTCTCAGGCTCGTACCCGTTCTCTATCATCTCTTCGATGTCGATTGATAGGTCTGGATCTACTGGCGTGTATTCAACCAGCTTACTGCCGGGGAAGTTATACTCGCGGCAACCTCGCAAGACTTCCTCGAATACACCCCAAGGGAATTGCTCGACAAAGGCAAAACCGCCGATCGCCTGAGCCATCATAGCTCCGATGCCCTGCTCATACGATCTGAATTCCAGCATCCAGTTATTGCCCTTTGCGTCGGGCTTCAGAGGGACCGAATAGGGTAGTCTCTGCTTTGACTTGTACCAGCCGACACGCGGCCAGTCGACATCCTTGTCGAGTATATGCCCCTGCCCGTACAGCTTTTCCTTCCAGCAGGTTTTCGTCACCTGATCGTAAGACTTGGCAATAACCCAAAACGGAGTATCCGGCCTTGGCGGTGGCGTCTCGTAAATGAATCGAGCGACCTTAGCCAGAAGCGTTGTCGTTGTGTTGTGGTTCCATACTCCAGCCATCCAGTAATTTTCGTACTCCGGGACGTGGAAGTCCCAGTATGAATCTCGACGAATGAATTCAATGGAGGTAATATATGCGGGTTTAGATTCCGTTTCCCCCGAAAGGATTAGACAAGATGGCGACACAGAGGAAGCCTTGGCCGATTGCAGACATGATTCGCATGTACGATGCAGGCAAGAGCCTTGAAGAACTGGCTGAGGTTCTTCGCTCGGAAGAGTGGCAGCAATACTGGATTCAGCACACTGGTACGAATTACTACCCATCTCAGAAGGTAGTAAACAAGGTAATGAAGAAACATCATATCCTTCGCGGTCGAGGTGCACCGGGCGAACGCAACGGATCCTGGAAAGGCGGCGTGCGTGTCGATCGTCGCGGCTATGTTCTTGTTTACAAACCTGATCATCCCTTTGCAGCCTCAAACGGGTGCGTTCGGATGCATCGACTCGTTGCAGAAGAGAAGCTAGGCCGTTACCTGACTCAGGATGAGGTTGTTCATCACAAGGATGAAGATCCCGGCAACAACAGTCCGGAAAATCTGATGGTCTACGAGACGAATGCAATTCACATTGCTGAAACGCTTTCTGGCAGGTCAACAGACGGGCAAAAGAAAGGTCTGTCGCGTGCTCACGCCACGAAGCGGCAGAAGTTCGATGCGGATAAATACTGGCCGTTTGACCTTCTCGACTCACTTCGTGCAGATGGTCTGTCGACGTATCAGATTGCCGATCTGATGGAGTGTGATCGCCGCACTGTGTCACGCCATCTGAAGCGGCATGGACTGCCTGAGAATGTTGTAAAAACTGGCGTGATAACTGACCATCATCGCGAACAATGTCGCCAATTTCTCGCCAGCCTTCAGCAGTCAGAAGACGATGCCCAAGCGTTGCACGAAATATCTGCCCATTAGACAGGGTGATTTCGTACAAATCTTCCGTGCCGTAGATTCGCGGTTGTTCTGCTTTTGTGACAACCGCACGGCCATCTTTGCTTCGTGCGATCACATGGAAGTCAGATTTGATATCTGAAACTGTGCGGTAGCAAGATTCTATTGGGTCAAAAACCAACTGTTCGGCAGCTAGGCAACCCGCCCCGTTGCCCCCAATCATCCAACCTACACCATCACCCTTACTCTCATAGAACGCCGTCTGCTCGTCGAAGCGTTCCGGCTGGTCTGGTCGTGGCGTGAAGTGCAGGTACGCCGGGAAGTCTCTGACGCTTCCTGTCTGTGATATAGCAACCATCCTTGGTTCCTTTGGTTATGTTATTTCAAACGCGGAGTTCCGATCCGATGTTGATCTGATGGCAGCACAGGAAGAATCTGGGCCATGTTAAGGAGTGATTCAGGGTCCGCACACGACCGTTTCCGGCTACGGCTCCTACTCAGTTTTCTGATCACTCCATCATCGTCCCAGATTCCTGCTGTGCTGCGCCTATCGGCATGGTTAACCGCTGTTATTTCCATTCCACTTCGGGTGCGTCATCGTCTTCGCTTGGCGGCTTTGCGGCCACTAGCTCAACTTCGTCGCATTCCCAGTCTTTCCCAATCGCACACATCGCCCTCTGAAGCAATGCGGCGTCCCGGCTGGTGATCTCATCCGGAACATTTCGGACGATCACAGTGCAGGATTCTTCCTTCACGAGCGTTACGACCAAATCACGCGGCATTGTGCGAATCCTTAACCGACAGCGCCTGCGGTGGGCACTGCTGAACCTGCTTCCTTATTTCGTCCGTCGTCGCCCCGTTCATGTTCACCCAGGGCTTTGCCTGTGGATCGAAAACGAAAGGCAGACCACGCCAACAGGCTTCGCAGTGCTCGCACTTCTCCGAGTCCCACAGGACCGTCAAGCTGTCTTTTGTGTACTCACGCTTTGCCATGATTGAGGTTCCTCATTTGTTGCCGTGAAATCGAATCGCCAACTGCGTTTTCACGATCTGATTCATCAGTTTCATGTGTTCAATGATAGCCTGCGGAAACCAATCTGGAGGGTCAACTGGCAGTCTCCGCTGAATGTCAGGCAGTGCCCCCTTTGGCCTGTTCATGATCTCCGTGTACGTTCCAGGCGGATTGATTGGCTTCCAGTGAGAAATGTACTCACTGTGATTCAGCCATCCGTCTGACTCGGTGTAAGTGTCGTCAGCGACTCGCATTCCAAACGGAATCAGGACGATAACCCGCTGGCCGTCCGCCGGTCGATGCGTTTCCATGTCGTTCCACATATCACTCGCCCCAAAAAGACTAGAGGACAGTTATTCCGATCCTCATTTGACCGGGTGGGAGTCGAACCCACAGCCGATTCCTCGGCACCACACTCCCGGAGTCGCGTGTACTTTGCTTCTCCGACACCATCGGTCAACCCAACTCAGCTTTAGTTGGCATGGGATCGTTTCTAACGTAAAGGGTATCAACCTCGGAGAAAACTATTTTCCGCCGTCGATCTCAAGCTCCGGCAACCCTGATTAACGCCGCAGGGAACGCGATTCCAAATCAACAGAGGTAGCGTCACTCCGCGTTTGAAATGAAATCTAACACTGCTTTCAAATCCGCAATGAACTCTGGCTGCTTATCATGGCCGAAGTCACGAACCCATGCGCGTAGTCTACCTGCACAAGTTAGAAGCGGATTGATCTCGTAAATAACTGGAAGAACCTCGGTCACGTCATTGTGGTGGATCTGATACGGACTTCCGTCTGTGTCAATGATCCATTCCCCAAACATCGGCTTGCGAAATCCAGCCAACTTCCACCCATTTGGAACGCCTGTAATGCTCATTTCAATAACCTTTCCAAGACGATCGGAGTACCAGACCGCTGTTATTGTTCCGCCTTTGCGATGGCCGCCGCCACCTGGGCCATACGGCTTTCGCTGTCGTCAATTCGCCCGTGTTGCAGGACCATTTTGAGCGCCTCCAGCATT